GTCTTTGATTAGTTCCATGTGACATTCGTGATTCTCACGGTTGATATAGTGATTCACTGCAGAGATTAGGTAGTTACCTGAGAACATGTTGTCCAACGTATCAGTATCTTTCTCTGATATTGGTTGCATCTTATTCAGTCTAACCATAACCTTCTGTCCGACCGTATAATCAGCACGACCTGGAACAGTGATTTCGATTTTGTTCGCTTCAGCTGCAGCCAGTAAAGACATACGTTTCTGAATCGAAGCAGTGTTTGTTGAGTCTGCAAAGTTACTAAAGTTGTTGTAGTACTTTGGCTCGTTAATAATTTTCGAGTTGTATCTAAAGATAACCTTCTCTGAGACCAATGGGTTGGCGTTCAGGTGTTTCTCTTTAGCGAAGTTTTCCAGCATATTGTAGTTCTTGCTGGCTACTTTCTTTGAGGTGATATCGTATGTGTACATCTTAGAACCATACATACCACTACGGATTCTTTCCATGTAATCGAAACCATTTGGAATGCTAATGGAAGCGATACGTTGGAAGTCCTTATTCAAGTTCTTCACGGATCCACCACCACCCTGATCATCACGAGTGTAGTTGTCGTATGTGAACTCTTGGTAAACTGGAGCAGCACATAGGGATTCCAACGATACGAAATTGAACCCTTGTCTATTCTCAAAGAACGTATATGATGAAGAACCGTTTTGATTGACAGCGTTGTTGACGATGTAGTTGAGATTCTTAACTGGTGACCAGAAGTTAGAGATATACTTAGTCTGGCTAGATGTATCTTCAACCTGAGTCGCTTTTGTTGTTTGAAGACCAACTGTCTTGTCTGTTAACAGAGTCTTGGCAATATCTGAAACTTTGCCACCGAACGTTCTGCTAACCTTCTTGTTCATATCAAGAATTGCTTCTTGTGAGATAAAGTGCAGTTGGTAGACCATAGAACGGTTACCAACCAACTCTCTGTCAGTCATCTTGTATATGTAAAACTTACCTTTAATCCCACCTTCTTTTAGAGTAGGTGTATTGATTTCCAAGTTAAGAAATTCCTCACCAACGAATGGGAATACGTTGATCAAGTCTAGGGATTCTTTTAAGATGAGGCTACCCGAAATGAATGGGCTAAACAAGTCCTCATAAATTTGGATAGTGATAACTTGGTTGGCGATGTCTTGGAAAAATCCAGAAGGTCCAACTACCTGAACCTTCTCAATAGATACATCGCCAGCAAAGCGTAATGTTTCGCTTGTTGCCATTAAATTTGATCTTTAAAGTTCTTCAGGATTGTATCAATAACAGTTGATGGAATAATTTTAATTCTACGCTTCTTCTCATTTTCTGCTTCTTCGAATTGGCGATTGGAAACAGATGTGGCACCAGTAGCGTCAGAGTTCACAACAAACCCGTTTGGGTCTACGTAGTGGTGAACATTATCTTCGTTTCCAGCGCCATACTTATCGGTAATATACTTACTTAGTTCTAGATAAGCCAGTGGAAAATCATTACGGTAGTCGAAACGTTCATTGGCTAACATAATGATCCAGTGATACTGTGCATTGCCGTAGATAGCTTCAGCAATAATCTCTGGTGTCTCACCGTCTTGAATATCATATTCGTCGAAGACGGTTACGTTGGCAAGAATGTCTCTGCGGAAACGAACGTTACGAGTAACGTCCGTAATCAGCTTAACCTGAGTCTGTCCCTTGATGTTGAAATCATAGAGGATCGGCGGAAATTTCTCAAAGTACATTTTATAAACCTCCCTTGATCTTGTCTTTTGTCAACAGGGCAAGTTCACGGAATGACATTTGAATGTTAATCTGTGTTGGCATACCATCAGCGAAAGTAGTAAACTGTCCGTTGGGTGTATAGTTGATGTTCATCTCGGTCAACACACAAGAAGTGTGACGGTGAATGTTAGTGTTTTCCTTACCACCTGCATAGTAGAAAATATCAAATTCAGATGGGTAGATGTAAATGAAGTTGTTAGAGTCTTTGAACTCTGGATGCATGTGGTACTTGAACTCGTGTACGATGTTCAATACATTCTTGGCTTCTTTAGAATTTCGTGGGAAGAACTGATATTCAAATTGGAATGTACGGAAGTCAACACCCTTGAACACTTGTTCTTTCTTTGGGTTGGCTGCAAGACCCATCGCTGCTGAAACTGCGCCAGCGTTCGGAGCCTTCGACAGAGCAATATTGGCAACCATAGCTTTAGCTGGGTCGCTCAAGTCACTCATCTTACCTTGTGAAGACATAGCCTTAGCGATTTCATCTGCGCCAGCACCCATCATTGCTACACCAGCAGTATCTTCAGATTCGTAGTTCACACCATAGCGAACTGTAAGGTTATTAGGGATATGTAAAGCGATAGCTGTCTTTAGTCGTTTCTGTGCACGTGTAGCCGAAGCAGCCAATGAACCAATACCGTAGTCGCTAGTTAATAGAGCACCTGCTCCAGCGCCAGCTAAACCACCAACAGCCAAACCTTTAACTGCTCCAGAACCACCACCAACTAAAGCACCGATACCACCACCAGCTGCTAAACCAGCAGCGCCACCTGCTGCAGCGCCGATACCAGTCTTACTGAAATTCTGAGCGATCAAATCGCCACGATCTCTTGGGAGGATATCACTAACAGTCTGAACTTTAGGGTCGGTGAGTAACTTAGAGTCGACGGCAACGTTAATATAGAAGATGGCGTAGTTTCCACCGTACTGTGGATTAGACATCAAATCATCTGGATACGAATGATTCTTCGCCTCGTACTTTGCCGAGTCGAATCCTTGGTTTTCACGGGCTTTGAATCTAAAGTCCGCTAAGTTTTTTGGTACCCAGTTTTCTTCTTTTGAGGTTGCCATTTCTTACCTTAGTCCTAAATAATGGTGGTATTTCACACTTCTAATTAGTTATTTATGTTCCATAAAAGAAAGTTCGTTCCAGTTTTTCCAGAAAAGTACAGTGGTGATCCGACTAACATCATCATGCGCTCTTCATGGGAAACTCAGTTTGCAAACTGGTGCGATAAGAGCCCATCGGTTCTTAAGTGGAAGTCTGAGGAAACGGTAATCCCTTATCGCTGTCCAACTGACAACAAGATCCACCGTTACTTCGTGGACTTCTACATTCAGACTAAACAACGAGACGGTTCTCTAAAGACGTATCTGGTTGAGGTGAAACCACATAATCAAACACAACCACCTGTATTTCCAGGTCGTAGAACTCAGCGCTATTTAACCGAATCTCTGACTTTTATGAAGAATCAGGCTAAGTGGAAGGCTGCTACAGAGTACGCTAAGGACAGAGGGTGGGAGTTTAAGATTATCACTGAGTATGAACTTGGTCTCAAGTCACCTAAATAACTAATATGGCTAAAAAATCATCTATCGTCGACGTGTTCGAAAAGAACCAATATGACTTGGCAACTGCTGCCAAGAAGAGTCGTGTATGGTTCGATAAAGAGATCGTTGAACTCATGAAACAACGAATCACCCCTAAGAAGGTGATGAACAATGACCACGCCGATCTGAAGTCCAGAGTAGTTCCAGGGAGCTTGTACATGTATATGTACGACCCGAAGTACAAGGAAGAATTGCCATACTATGATAGATTCCCATTAGTTCTACCGTACGATACATTTCCAGGTGGTTTCATTGGGTTGAACCTTCACTATGTTCCGTATCAAATGCGAGTTGTTTTGTTGGATCGTCTGATGACTTTCGCTACGAATCAGAACTTCACTGAAACCACTCGAATCAAGTATTCGTGGGATCTCGTTAGATCCGCTTCTCGTTATGCTGCAGCGAAACCATGTATCAAGCAATATCTAAACAACCACGTGGTTTCACCGTTTAGAAAGATTCACCCACAAGACTGGGTAACAGCTTTAATGCTTCCAGTTGAACAGTTCGTTGGTGATAACAAAGTAAGCATCTGGAAAGAATCTGCAAAGATTATGAGAAAAGGTTAATGGCTACTACAAAATTAAGAGAGTTCATCTCCAACGTCCGCACTGGTGGGGTTATGAAAACCTCACGTTACTCTGTCTTCATGCCTTTACCTAAGGCTATGTTGGGCAAAGGTCCATCTGATATGAGAAAGATTCTCATGTTCTGTTCAGAGGCACAACTTCCAGGTGTTAATATGTCCACCGCTCAGGTGAGAACATTCGGTGAAGTTCGTGAGATGCCATACGAAAAACTATACGACAACGTGAACCTTACGTTCTACG